GAGAAGCGGTCCTGGCCGTTGAGCTGCAGCTTGGCAACCCCGACCGGGTTCTCGCCCCAGCAATGCAGGTCCAGCGCGGTCTCCGCCAGCACGAAGGTGCCCGCGTCAGACACGGTGGAGGTCAGCGCGCTGTTGAAGTTCGGCGCTCTGTAGCTCCCGGACCAGGCGGTGCCATTGTCCGCCTCGGCACCAGCGTCCACGAACATACCACCAGCCGCGATATTGCCGATGAACTCGCCCGCACCCGCCGCGCCCGGACCCGCGAACGCGTGGATCGCGTTCGGCAGAGCATCGATGGCGTCGGTGTAGTTGAACGGCTGCGCGCCCAGCACCTCGTACAGGATGTTGTTGCACTCGAGGGACGAGCAGTAGTCGACGTTCGCGTCAGGCTGCACAACCCAGATCAGCTCCTTGCAAGGATGGTTAAAGTTGAGCTTGATCTTGTTGGAAGACGAACCGACAGACTCATCACCGGTGAACTGCAGCTGCTCGATGAGGTACTCATGCGGGTTCTGCGCCATCCGGCGACGCTCATCAGTGTCAAGGAAGACGTAGTCCACGTACAGGGACGCAGCCACCAGGGACTGGTTGTACGCCGCAGACACCTTGGTAGCGGTGAAGCTGCTGCCGCTGCAGTCCAGGTTGGACACAGCCCACAGGCACTCGTCAATCGGGCGCAGATCAAGGTTGATCTTCACCTCGTGGTACTGGAGCGCGATCAGCGGCAGAGCCAGACCGGGGTTACGGCAGTACCAGAACTGGAGCGGGACGTACAGGGTCGTCTCCGGCAGGGCGCGGCGCGGGGCGCACACCTGGGTCGGCGCGCTGCTAGAGCACGGGCCGTCCACCTCCGCGAAGGACGGGTCGGTGATGTAGGTCAGCTGGGTAGTGTTACCCACCATCTTGTAGTAGCCACGCTCGTTGCAGCACAGGGTCAGCTGGTTCCAGATATGCATCCAGTCACCATACTGGCGGTCAATGCGCTGGCCGCCAATCTCGACCTCCACCTGGGAGATCAGCTGCTCGCCGGGGAAGTCCAACCAGCGCGCGAACACGCCGTTCACGCCATCCTGCCCGGTTATCGAAGCGTTCGCCATCGCCTGGTCAATCTGGGGCAGGGTAACCTGCAGGTACGTGCGGTACGCAAGATCACCATTACGGCTGATCGTGCAAGTCACACGGCGGCCGAAGTCGGCCTGGCCATTGAACGTCTGCTCAATCGACTCCATCGCGAAGTTAGTGTGACGACGGTAGGTCACCTTCCAGAAGGTGATCTGCGGGTTACCGGTCAGGTACACGTCCTGCGCGCCGTAAGCGACGAGTTGCATAAGTCCACCACCCATAGTTATACTATTGCTAAAGAAAAAAAATCGTGGGAGAAACCTTAATAAGACACTCCTTAACAACGTTTATCAGCGCCCGGCCACCATTCACGGCACATAATCGGGCATCAGCTTCCGGATGTCGACGCTGTCGCGCAAGAACGTCTTAAGAAAGCCCTCGCACATCACCTCCCTCTTATTCTGGTGAGGCTTGGAGAATATGTACTTATCTCCTCTTTTCTTAACGTTCCATCCATCCTGTACAGCATTGTACACGAGTGCCATCTTGTGCAAAGTTATCACATTGATGTTACTATGGTCACCGAGCTCGATCGATATGTCCATTATTCATCAATAAGAAGATAGAAAAAACTAGAAGTTGACACACATGAAATTAAAAACTCTTTCACACTAATCGTATGCATGCCGATCTTCAAACCGAAGACAAGTAAGCAGATAACGGTGGATGCAAAGAGTGTCGTGACGTTAGATGGTAAGCACTCCAGTATTTGTGCGACCTTCGAAGAAGACGACGCGCGACTAGTTATCCTCCGCGCCGAGAGAAAGGTCCTGAAACAAAAGGTGTTGGACAACACGGACCCGACAATCGTGCTGGAATGCGGCGACCGACTACGGGACATCGCAAAAGAAATTGGAGCATTGAAGGAGCGAAAGACAAAGTACTTTCTAGACAATTCCGAGTTAGTGTTTGACTACTTCGAGGAGAAGAAACGCATCGGTGCAATAGACACCGCCCCCAAAGAGGTTAGTGCCGGGGCGAAGACAGTGAAGTCCTTCTTCAAGATGGCAGATGGTTCGGGCGGGGGTGAGCCGACGTGTGGCCAACAGCGAGAGCGTCCAGAAGCGAGCGTGGTTCAGAAGTATCTGGCGAACGTGGACACGGACTTTTTGGACATGGGTAACTACGTGTACACAAGCGACCAGTGTCCGAAATGTGGAAAGGGGGAGTTGATAAGCGTAGAGCATGAGGGTGTGTCTGTATGCAACTGGTGCGGAGGCAGTGTACCAATTCTGATAGAAAACGAGAAACCCTCTTACAAAGAGCCACCCAAAGAAGTATGCTTCTACGCTTACAAAAGGATCAACCACTTCCGCGAGATACTAGCGCAATTTCAGGCCAAAGAGACCACGCAAATACCAGACGAGGTGCTCGACAACATACGTCGGCAAATCCAGAAGGAGCGTATTGAAGTGCCCACACTCAACAACAAGAAGGCGAAAGAAATACTCAAAAAACTCGGCTACAACAAGTATTACGAGCACATACCGTTCATCAAGGATAAGCTCGGCATAAAGCCTCCTGTCATGAGCCAAGAGCTCGAGGAGACGTTATGCAGTTTATTCATGGACATCCAAGGACCATATGCTAGATATATCCCTGACAATCGGGTGAACTTCCTCAACTACTATTACACTGTCTATAAGTTATGTGAGCTCCTGGAGCAGACCCAGTTCCTACCGTTTTTCCCGATGCTGAAGGATATGGGAAAAAGGATAGAGCAAGACGCTATATGGAAGCGAATATGTGAGGACCTAAGCTGGGAGTTTATCCCGACCGTTTGACTAAAGCAAGCAATGCGGGATGGTATAGGCCAGCCTTCTTGCGAAGGTCAAATCGCTCGGATAGTGAACGCCACCGTCTACCCGAAGGAAAGCGCATCGTTCGCCGAGCGCCAGTATCTTGTCAGCCTTCTCGGGATGGTATTTGGCTTTGGTTCGGGCGAGCAAATAAGCTTGGAGTGCGTGCCCAGAAGGGAACGATGGACTATAGGATGTCGGCGTATCAATGTGACCCATGTTAGGGTCGGTTTGGTAAGGACGTCGCCTGTTAAATAGCAGCTTAAAAAAAAGCACCATCGTCATCATTATCGTCGTCACAGACGGACTAAGGGCGGTATCGCTGTGCTCTGGCATCGACGCGTTGAAAACGGCGCTGGCCCCCCCGCGATCAGCGAGGTGGAAAAGCTTCGTAGTTTGCTCATCGCGTGAGCCGACTATGGGTTTCATGTATGCAGCTTCCAGCTCGTCGTCCGGGTGGAGCATGATGGTCGGAAGCTTGGAATAATAGCGCGAGGACGAAAAGGAGAGGAACGCGGCCAATGGAGACAATGCGAGAAGTATAAGCACCACCCATACAACGGAAATGACATTAGACATTTGCTGTTTACACATGAGATTATTATGCGTCCCACCTAGCTAGGTGTAGGCGACTATGTAAACGTTTAGGTATGCGGCAAAGCAAAGCCACAGTCCGTACGGAACGAGGAGCCAATATGCTCGTTTATCGATCCTCGCAAACCCCCTCATGGTAGGAACGAGAAGGGCTAGGATTACACATATGTCAAGCAACGCCAACAATGGTTTCTTAAGATGAAAGAATAACGTCGTCCATATCAGGTTGAGACCTAGTTGCACGAGAAAGTACGTGATTGGTTCGCAGTAGGGCCAGCAGTTCGGAGACCACCACACGATGGCGAGCGCGATAGCCATCAAAACATAGAGAACGGGCCAGACGCGCCGGAACACCCACGGCGGAGGGGTAAGAGAGGACTTGGTGAGTGAGCGATACCAATTATCACCTGCACTTATCATGTGGGCTATATAAGGTCGCCACATGATAATTATGTCCAATACGTAGACCGGGGCAACTTAGGCCGGGAAGCCGACCAGATTGGCGCCGATGCCGAACCCTGCACCCGAACGCGCGGTGGTAGCCATGGACGGGATGTAGGTGTCCATCAAACTGAAGGTCGCCGCCGCCGTCAGCGCGATAAGAGCGATCTCATCCAGCTTCAGCGACTTCTGGGGGATGGCGAAGGCCGCCAGAGCCACCATAAGGCCTTCGACCAGATACTTAATCACGCGCCGCAGAAGTTCGCCAAGATCCAAAACATTGCCAAGCTGCATTCGATTATAACTAAATGCAAGAAAAAAATATTATCGCGGGCAAGCGGCTTAAACCTTTCGAGGAGATTACTAATACATATGAGTGCGATGAGGACGTCGAGTGGTGGCGCGAACCCCCCTAAAGGAGTCGTACTGCCTAAAGGGGGCGACGGTGCGCCCAATCCGCGCTATGTCGATTTGCTCGCCGAGGACAAGCCTATTGCCGGACAGAAGTTCTGCTGCATTTCTTTTGTTTCGCCTGAGAAACTCCTTAAGAATAGGGATGTCTTCCTGTTTAATGAGTTCGTGAAACACTGGGGGATCGCGAAGCCCATGGAGAGGTACAACCAGTTCCTCAACTTTATCGCGTACAAGTACAGTGTCGACTTCGACAAGCTGGCCGCAGACCTGAAGGACTTCGTGGCAGACCAAAGCAGCACACTGAATGAGACGACCATTGGAGACGACTATAAGACCTTCCTCGACAGTAAGGAGGAGGAGTTGACGTCTGCGTTCGAGACTGCAAATGAGTTCCAGACGTCTACCCGCGGTATCAAGGTGCGTGGGGCTTTCCCCTCTCAAGAGGAAGCAGAGATGCGTTCTAAGTTGCTGCGTGAGTCCGACCCCGACCACGACATATTCGTGGGACCGGTGGGTATGTGGATGCCCTGGCACCCTGAGGCGTACAAGACTGGTCGGGTTGAGTACATGGAGGCTGAGCTTAATCAGCTAATGAGCGAGAAGCAACAGAATGAGGTGAAGGCGAAGGAGGACTTTGATGGGCGTATCAGAGATGCGCGGGAAAAGGCGATTAAGGACAACATTGAGAAGGCGAAGGCTAGTGGGAACAAACTTACACAAGGGCTTGATGCGGACGGGAACTTGGTGGGTGTGGCCAATGCAAGCACTGTGGAGACTGCCTTGTCGGGAGGGGGAGGCGATGCAATCTCTACTGCCGATATCCGTCGGGAGTTGTTCGAGGGCGAGAACGTGGTGATGGAGAAGGATGGTGATCATGGTCTGAGCCGACTGGGCAACACGATTATATCGCCGAAGCCGGCCGGCGATGACGGCAGCAAGTAAACGGAGTTCTATAATACTAATGTCTGTGATACTAGTATAATGGCGGATGGGAAAGAGAAAAGGGTGAGTAGTGGATGGTACGCGCGCACAGCGAAAAGGTTCGAAGACCTGAAGAAGAAGGATGAGGGAGGCCGTGTGAACGCCCCGACGAGCCGTGTGTATAGATGGTTCAAGAAAGGCAGACCGGCTGATGGACTTGGGGATCGCGTCGAAACGAGGACACCTCGTAGCAGCACAAGAAGGTCATCCAGCACAAGAACTCCATCAAGCAGAAGAACTCCATCAAGCAGAAGAACTCCATCGTCAGTCAAGAGCGTTGACAGTGGAACTAGAAAGGCACGCGAGATGTCACCGGGTGCTTTTGCGCGCGACTTAGGCGAACGAACCAAAGCACAAATAGCTAGAGGGCGCGCTCGAATGGGGGAGGCGCGTGCGCGCGGCTGGACTATCTTCAAACACGTCCGCGGGGGCCGGAGAAGACATACTCGTCGCCGTGCTCGTCGTTAAAATTGATCAAATATTATCCCTACATATGTATAGGAATAATACGTATGTCGCCCCCACCGACTGCCCCTACAGGGATCAGCGCTCGTTCCGGTCGGTGCGCCTACATGGACGCCGAGGACGGCCCGTGCAAACGAAAGACTGGTTTGACGGCCATTAAATGCCGATGCGAGAAAACATTTTGCCCGAGACATCGTTTGCCAGAGAAGCATACTTGTTCGTTTGACTTCCGTTCTCATCATTTGGCGGAGATGGACACCCTAGTTGGCAACATGAAATGTGTTGCGAGCAAGGTAGTTGAGACTTAGAGGTCTTGGCCCAGCCCTTCTACTTACGAGGCGTGGGGCGTTCATCCATATCTGGGTTCCCGCCCGTTTCTACGTGTTCATCGCGTGTTATGCAGCGCCAATACTTAGGTGCGTCGACCGCCCTCGAGCCGTATCGGCAAGTCCTGAAGGCCTTTCTAAGGGCGCGGGTCTCGGCGTCCGGTTTCGCCTTTTTTGATTTGCCTCCCTTCCACCAGGACGCTCGGCGCTTCTCTCTCTCGTCGTCGTATAGTCGCTTTCGTCCTTGCCAATCCCCGAGATCGCGGTTTATCTTCCATTTGAACGATTTAAGTGCCATGTCTTGGCCTTGGTCTGGAAGCGAGTGTTCCTCTGCGACTTTAATGAAGCGCTCGTACTCACCGATTAAATCGTTTCTTTCTCGATCTAAATCAGATGAACGATTGCGCTCATCCCTCAATCTAGCGAGCGTCCTTTTTACCTCTTGCGCGTGGACGTTGCCACGTGCCGTCTCCGACAGGTTGCCGTCGACCAGCTGGTTGTAGGTCTCTATATGACCGCCCCCTCTCTTCTGATGACGACGACCCTTTCTCCTTCGGGTCGTCATCTTTTGTTTGCGTACCAAGCGGCTTCTGCGTGAGGCTGCGCCTCTTCTACGTGCCAAACGGCTTCTGCGTGAGGCTGCGCCTCTTCTGCGTGCCAAACGGCTTCTGCGTGAGGCTGCGCCTCTTCTGCGTGAGGCTGCGCCTCTTCTGCGTGAGGCTGCGCCTCTTCTGCGTGAGGCTGCGCCTCTTCTGCGTGAGGCTGCGCCTCTTCTGCGTGAGGCTGCGCCTCTTCTGCGTGCCAAGCGGCTTCTACGTGCCATCACTATGTTGTATGTCCAGATAATTGTATCCCCCACGAGTACATAACACCCGATAGAAAAGCACGAAGAAGCTCTCCATGCGCTCGCATATCAAGAAACGCGATAGTGGTTGTGAAACGAGGTGGGTCGCGCACCACAACGTCCCCGGGTCAAGGTCGCGCTAGCGGGAAAATTGAAACGCCCACCCCACGTATAGGAAGGTAACACAGACAACAGATGATCGGGAGTGCACCCCAACGCGACGACCACCCATTCAATATGCCCCCCGCCGACCTAAGTGCGATGACGTACAACAAGCGCCTAGAACTGACCATCCCGGCCGCCCAACGTCGCAAGATCGCGTTCGCCGCTGGAGAGTGGGGCCAGGGGTCATTTGTGGGGATTGAAGTCGCCCAGAACATTATCAATCTCGGGCGGCGACACAAGTGCCTCAGGTTAGGAACGCAGTTCGGTGGGACGGACGGCGAACCGGGAGTGGCAGAAGACACGGAAGGGCAGCTGGAGAACAAAATCCTCAACTGGTCTTCGTTGTACCTCTGTTGGAGGGCGCTCCAACATAAGGACGAACAGGGCCGGTCCATGCCACCGGCCGTGGCAGATACCATCTTCAATGCGACGTTTGACAAGCTTGAGGAGGAAACTGGCCTCACAGTCGCCTTCACTGACGGGAATGAGGAATAAATGCAATCATGCCGGTCACCACCTAGACTTCTTAACACTGATGCGCTGCCCTGCGCTTTTCTTCCTCCCGCCAGCAGGATCGTACTGCACCTCATCGTCGTCGCTATCTAAATCTTTTGATATCGCCCAGAACTCCTTCGAACCCAGCCGGAAGTCCGGGTGGGACTCGGCTTTGTACCAGAATATCTGGTCCTGTAGCTTGTTTGACTTCGAGTTGTTATTAATAACGAGACACTCGTAGTTCTCCGTGCACTGATCCATAACCTGACAGAACGATTCAAACGTGGGAAACATACCCGCATAGTTCTCCCAAATACGGCGGCGATTGGCGATGTAAGGTTCTCTCAAGATAAAAACGTAGTCGATATTGGTGCGGAGATTAGGAGGTACACCCAGTGGGTACTGCATAGTAATCACCAACATGACCTTCCAATGTCGGCCATTCATGAACAGTAGCCTCATCATCTTGTCTTTTGTCCAAGACGCATCGTACAAACAGTCGTCGAGGATGACGAATGTTCGGGGATCAATCCTCGAGCGGCCATAACTTGTCATGTCCTTCTTCACCTGCTTCAGCACAGTCTTTTGCCTCTTAAGAACGTTTTCGATAATGGCCGTACAGTATTCGTCGTGTATAAACAGCTTGGGCACATGCTGGCTATAGAAACCATTGCCGGCTTCCGTGCCGGAGATAACGGTGCCAATTGGAATGTCTTGGTGGTAATAGAGAAGGTCACGCACTAAAAAACTCTTACCCGTGTCTCTACGACCAATTAGAACTACAACAGGTCCCTTGTTCTCATCAGGACGGAAGCTAATGTGCTTCATATCAAACTTTCGGAGCTCCAGCGTCATCGATGGTGTAGAAGTATAAAAGAACTTATTGCTAAATACGCGGTAGATGATAAGTTCAGGGCTTGAAAATAAAGTGGCCTTAAGACTAATGGAGTTCCCCTTCACCTACAGGAAGTGGTCGCCGGGTCCCCTTCTTGAGGCACTGGCAAACACGCCGACACTCGGGTTGTCCGACCCACAGGTGTACTCGCCAATCCACGACAAGTTCTTCGTACTCGGGGAGAGCAACTGTCACGTAGCGACCTTCAACAATGCATGGATATTAAAGGACATAGGCGATCTCAGTGGCAACACACTGCAAGGATGCGTGGTGACCAAAGGGGACGACTGCACAAACAAGCGAGACGCATTCATGAAGATATCTCCGCTGGTAGACCCCGTGAAGTTCGCTACTGGCAAATGTCCGGGTGACGTTGACATGTGCCGAGCGCTTCCAGTCTGGGGAGATAAATCCGTCTCCTACCCGACAACATCGGATCAAGACAACATTCCATACGTGGACACATTTTTCACCTATTTGACAAGCCAGCTCTTACACCATCATGGGTTTATCAATGGACTGGATTATTACGGGGCGGTCATAGGTAAACAGTCAAACTACCTATACAACGCCATCGACGACATCGAGAGCCTTGAAGAGTCGGAATACTTCAATGATAAGCATGGAGAGCTCTTTCACATGGACGACAGCATTCGCCGTGAAGTTATGCGACATTCAGCCGTTAACCGTCCGGCGTTAGACATAAAAGAAGATTGCACACCCATATCACTAGACGTCGCCGACATAGGTGAGCTTGACGAGCTAACTGTACTGAGGGAAAACATCGTGGAGGACGCGAGCGGTATGGAAGAAGTGATGCGGCTTACGCCAGCCGCGGACGACACCGGCGTCGGCGAAACAGTGCTGCAGTGCAACGACGACGAGTCAGAGTACTGCTCTTCGAGATCATCTGATACCGAAGCGGAAACAAGCGACCTAGATGATGACGAGGGTGATGATGAAGGTGATGGTTCCGCCGACGACAGTATGTCGGAGTACGATGAAGACGCCGTAGCATATCTGAGTATGCACGACTATCCGGTCCAATTGTCCTTTCTTGAAAAGTGCGAACGCACCGTAGACAGCCTCCTCATCGACGAGCACGCCGACCTCTCGGAAGGGGAATGGGAGTCGATGATACTTCAACTGCTCATGTCATTGATTACCTATCAAAAGTGTTTCAAATTGACACATAACGACCTACACACTAATAACGTGATGTATATCGAGACACAGAAGCCCTTTCTCTATTACAAAGTAGGCGGCCGACACTACAAGGTCCCGACTTTCGGGAAGATATACAAGATCATTGACTTTGGGAGGGCTATATATTGGTTCCGAGGGCAGAAAGTATGCAGCAATAGCTTTGCCCCGGACGGGGATGCGGGCGGCCAGTACAATTGTGAACCCTTTCTCGTACCGGAAAAGCCGAGACTAGAGCCAAATCTTAGTTTTGATTTGTGCAGATTCGCCACGTCCCTTTACGACTGTGTCGTTGGAGATGACGGTGAGGAGGAAGGAGACTGGTGGCCGATTATAAAGCTTGTGCTTGGATGGTGCCGAGACGACAAAAAACGTAATGTACTGTACAAGAGCAACGGAGAAGAGAGGTATCCAGACTTCAAGCTGTATAAAATGATCGCAAGAACGGTACACGAGCATGTGCCAGAGAAAGTTCTACAATGTCCACTGTTCAACGCCTATGTGGTGGGCAGGAAAACCATCAACAAATCGCAGAAGATCATGAACATTGACACGCTCCCCATCTACGCATAGACATAATCCGGTGAAACAAAAACATCACAGTTAAAACCATACGTGTTTTAACAGTGACAGTGACAGTGACAGTGATCGTGGCCTAGAAGCCAGGCTCCGTGGTGCTTACCTGGGCGGAAGCCATCTTCGCACCACCACCTCCACTTTTCCCTAGCTGTTGTAAGATGAAGAGTGCGCCTAGTGCGCTTAAGTAAACTACGACACTGTCCTTAATGATGTCCTTTGTGGGATGCGCTTCCTTTGAAGTTAGCTTTCCCTCCATTAGTCGGAATATCACAAAGACGAGCATCACGGCCGTCGCGGTCCAGAACATACTGTCCATAATCATAAATAACATTATGGACAAGTGCTTACAACGCGCCTAAAGAGCCGTGATGTCTAGTGGAGCAAGCGAGACGGCCGAACCGATTTGCAGGGATGGACCGTCACCATCTGCCGCCTCGGACTGGGCTTCTGACTGCTGCCTTTCTCTCTGGAGTTGGTCTAGTCGTTCCAGCGTTTTGGGTGCGCTCACTACCTCTTCCTTTCCCGAGGATGACATTATGTGGTCGTCGTCTGAAAAAGAGATGGCAGGCTGCTGGGTTTCGACCGCGGTGGCAGGCGGCGGGGTGCGTGTCTCAATAACAATCTCCGGCGCGGCGGCGGTGTCGGCGCTCGCGGCGGGAACCTGCGCTTCTTCTACGTCGACGGCGACAGCAGCGGCGTCCGGTCGGACCGGTAAGTTCGGCTCGCGGTCTGCGACGGCAACCTCTTCCTCGACTGTCTCCTCCCCCAATACCTCACTCTTCTCCTCGACGATCGTGTCCTTGTCCTGCGTCTCCTCCATGTACGCGCGAAGGATTTCCTCCATAGGGATACCGTCCCTTATTGCCATCATCATGCATTCCCGCACGATGAGCTCGAGCTCTCTATTTCTCTTCTGGACTTCCAGCGACGGGATCCCCTTCTCGAAGAGATAAACATTTGTATATACCTTTCTAGCACACTGGATGTAGACTCTGTGTACAAAGTCATCAAGCGATGGTACATTGACATCGACTTTCTTTTGTTGCGTGCCTACCCGTACACAGCTGAGCGCCTTTAGCTGCACGATGTGGATGCAGGTTATCAGGTCAGGCAAATAAGAACAGCCACTCCGATCCGTGATGCGCTTACACTCATCGGCGATCATTGTAGCATTCCAGCCTGGCACTCGCCCTAAGAACGTCTGAAACGTGGCCAGATACTTCTCTGCCTCGTCGTTGGCTGCACACACACGCCACGCTTCGTCGAATATAGACCGGAGCCCCTCAGCCACGAGTGGGGTTAGCATGTTCACGAGTCTGGCGCACCACTCATTCTTAGACTCGTTCAGGCTCGCCAGCGAATAATCGTCCATTTCTTTGACGACACATTCCTTAATCGTCTTCACAACGTAAATACATCGCGTACAGGGAAAATGCCAAGAACAGTACCTCGCTGCGGCTTTCCACCCTCATCTTTTGTATGTCAATCCACAGCGAATATGTCCACTCTCCCGCATCACATCGGCGTTCCACCTCAGACAGTAGATCAAGCCCACTGTATCCCTTCTCGTACATTTTCCGTGCTGTGGACAATAAGTTCGCACAATTCAGCTTAGGCACCGTCTTGGCGAGTAAGCACGTCAACCCCGCAGCTCGCTCCTCAGCAAGTCGTGCATATCCTTTGACAGACTTAGCGGTCGAGCGGAAGGATTGTGCCAATGCCTGTTTGTGGAGGTCGCCGCTTGGCGGCAGAGGAACATATATCGAGCAAAACCGCGACAAAATAGGTCGCAGGATCCCTGAGAGGCTCTGGACAATAATGAAAAACCTAGTCGTGTGTGTGAATAGTTCCAAACACCTTCTCAGCGCCGACTGCGCGTCCATTGTCAGCTTATCAGCGTTCATCAAAACTACACACTTGCATGGCACGCCCGGTCGTAGACCGATGTTTGTCTTCGCGAAGAACTTCAACTCCTCCCTTATAAACTTGATACCTTTCCCATGAGCGCACTCGACGTATCGCACATACTCGGCAATGGTTGATCTGTTGCCACCGTAAATGTAACCGATATAGTTACCCATTAGCGTTCTCTTACCCGAGCCAGACGGGCCATGCAATAGTATGTTAGGTATCTTACCCGTATCAGCATATCCATTTAAAACGTTGACTATGGACTGGTGCAGACTCATAGTCAATATGATTATATTAAGAAGCGTGTGACGTTTAAACCGGTCTTGCGCTAATGGCAGTTTCGACCTATGCCCAAGACTGCAATGAGTGAGTGTATGGGTTACTTTTAAAGGCGGCTATGTAATCCGAGTGCATGCGCTCCGAATGCACGTTCTGCCCCTGCGCCGGCTGGGCGTCTATATATCCATGCGTCTGGGCGCTAGGGACTGCGCTGGGGCCGCCGCTCCTCACCAAATCCCGCGTGTTGAACCGGTCCCCCTCGACCTTCCCAATGTTGAGGTTCTGCCCGCTCATCATCATTGCGGTTCCACCCTGATGGGGGCGATTCGCGTAGGTCTTGTTGCCGTTATTGTGCTGGTTGTACGCGCTAACGTAGCTTGCTTTCCCAGCTCTGCTCATATCGCCCCCGGCGGCGCCGGCGTACTGCACAGACGTGCTGTCGCGTTGATTGCGAATAGCCTGCTGGGCAGCGACGGTGTAGGCGGCTCCGGCTTGGTTCTCCATATTCAGATGGTTGTTGTCTAAGAGCCCCGCAGTCATCTCGCGTATCGTGGTAGGAGCTCTGTCTGCGGGATTGTGGACGGGGGCGGCAACATGGGTGGTGGCCACGTAGCCGTTCGGGCATATGTTTCCCACTACGTCTTCCTTGCGCGAAGGCCGCAATACATCCATAAGAGGGGCAAGCGCAGCACGCATCATGCCACCGACTATGCCCAAAGAGCCTTCATTTGAAGTGTCCCGGTTGTTGGGCAGTATCTCAAACACGTCGCGACCGTAA